CCAGCCGGAGCTCGACGCCTCTGTGGCCGGCGCGAAGACGAAGCTCAACGCCGATTCGCTGGTCTGGGCCCGCAAGGACGCCGCGGCCGACACGTCGCCGCTCGTCGCCATCACGCTCGCCCGATGGGCCTACGAGTCCCGCGCCCACCTCGTCCGGAAGCGGAACTACAACCTGCTCGACTCTGTCTTCTAGGAAGGGGGGCTCGCCTTTGGCCCTGTTCAGCAACCCCTTCCGGAAGAGGACCAAGGCCGCCAAGCAGGAGGAGCGCACCCTCGACGTCTCCTCGGTCAGCTACCCGCTGCGGTACGGGCCCTCGGTCGTCAACGAGGCCGTCGAGTTCGAGGCCGTGCGTCTGGCGCCCGTCTTCGCGGCCGGAAGGCTGCTCGCGTCGTCCTGCGCCGGACTTCCGCTCGAGGAATTCGTGAATCGCGGCAATTCGCGCGTTCGGACCCAGCTTTCGCGGCTTTTCGCCAATCCTTCGGCCACCGGGACGGCCTACGACTGGATCTACAGGGCCGTCATCAGCCTCGCCTTCACCGGCAACGCAATCGGCGTCGTCACCGAGCGGGACTACCTCGAGTACCCGACGAAGGTCGAATGGCTCAAGCCCGAGCTGGTCTACGTGCAGGACTCCCTGCCGACCCTCGGCGAGCGCGGTTCGTTCACCGATCCGATCTTCACCTACATGGGCCACGAGCTCCCGCGCGAAGATGTCGTCCATATCCCGTGGTTCACGATGCCGGGCCGCGTCTGGGGCCTCTCCCCGCTCGGCGCCTACGCATCGAGCGTCGGCATCGGCCTCGATGCGATGCAGTACAAGTCCGACTGGTTCAAGGGCGGCGGCATCCCGCCGGGTCAGTTCCAGAACAAGGAGCAGACGGTCAACCAGGCCGACGCGCAGGCGATCAAGTCTCGCATCGTGCAGGCGATCCGCTCCCACGAGCCGCTCGTCTACGGCAACGACTGGTCCTACGAGCCGTTCACCATACCGCACTCCGACGCCCAGTTCGTCGAGACGATGCGGCTTACGGCGACACAGATCGCGGTGGTCTACGGCATCCCTCCCGAGATGATCGGCGGCGAGACCGGCAAGAGCATGACGTACCACAACGTCGAGCAGCACGGGATCAACTTCGTGAGCTTCTCGCTGCGCGGCTGGCTGGACAAGCTCGAGGCCGCATTCTCGCAGCTGACGCCGAATGGCCACACGGTCCAGTTCAACCCTGACGGCCTGATCCGCATGGACTCTGCGGCCCGATTCCAGATGTATGCGATCCAGCGCAAGATCGGCTTCGCCAACATCAACGAGCAGCGCGCCAAGGAAGACCTGGCCCCGATCGCCGAGGACATGGGCGACGACTACACGCCGCTCGACGTCATGGTGCAGGAGGCCCGCGCCGGCACCCTCGACGAAGACCCGGTCGGCACCCTCAAGCCGGACAAGCCCGGCACCCCCACTCAGGAACCCCCGACGAACACCCCCAGCGAGGAGGGCAACTGATGGACCGCACAAAGCTCATCGACGCGCCGGCACGACGCTCTCTGCCCATTGGCGAGTTCGAGTTCCGCGCCAGCAGTGGCTCGATGGTTCATTTCTCCGGGTATGCCTCTGTCTTCAATTCCCCCTACAACCTGTATGGGGGCCCCGCGAAGGGTGGCTTCGAGGAGCGAGTCGCCCCTGGGGCCTTCGACGCTACGCTGCGAGCCAAGCCCACGGTTCACCTGCTCGTGAACCATGAGGGGCTGCCGCTCGCTGCCACGCACGCAGGTCAAGGAACGCTCCGCCTCAGCGCTGACCCGCATGGCCTGCTTGTGAACACTGACCTCGATACCCGAGATCCGGACGTGCAGCGCGTCATGACGAAGGTTGAGCGCGGCGATCTCCGCGAGATGAGCTTCGGCTTCATCACGAAGCGCGACGAGTGGCGCAATGCCAAGGGCGAGATGGACGACTTCGGCGACTATCGCACGCTGACCGAGGTCTCACTGCACCGCGGGGACGTTTCGATCGTGAACTACGGCGCCAACCCGGCCACGACCCTCGAACTCAACATGCTCCGCTCGCTCGAGTATATCGCCGGGCTGGATGAGGACTCGGTGCTCGCCGAGCTCCGCAGCCTCGACATGACGCCGGACCAGCGCGCCGCGGCGAAGGTACGCCTCGCCCAGCTCGCGCAGCGGATCGACCCGCCGAAGCGGAAGACGCTCAGCCTCGCCGAGGCGAAGCGCCTCTCCAGCCTCTAGACCCCCACCCCGACGAACCCCCACCCCGGCTCCTGGCACTGGAGAGCGGGGTCTCCGTCATGCCCTGGCACTGGGATGCGGAGCGAGCTGCAGGGCGGCAGACACCACATCCCTTCTTGCCCATCGGGCAGAAACAGGAGTTCAGTCGTGAGCGACGAACTGCTTACCCGCCTCCTCGCCAAGCGCGAAGCTGAGGCGAAGGCGCGCGAGGGCCTCGTGGCCAAGCGCAAGGCAATCACCGATCTCGCCGAGCAGGAGGTCCGCGAGGATCTCTCCGAGGAGGAGGACACCGAGTTTCGGGCCCTCACCTCGCAGATCGCCGAGAAGGACGAGGTTCTCAAGAGCCTCGACGAGCGGATCAACCCCATCGTCGAGGAGCGCCAGCGCGAGACCACGCTGACGGCCGGCGCGATCGCGGTTCGCAAGGCCCGTCAGAGCGTCGAGGTCACCCGCGAGGGTGTCACCTACGAGAAGGGCAACGGCCGGTCATACTTCAAGGATCTCGCCCTTGTCTCCTCGATGCGCGACGACGGCACCGCCCGCGCCCGCCTCGAGCGCCACGCGCGCGAGATGGACGTGGAAACCCGTGCCGATCTGAACCGCACCGACGGCACCGGTGGCTACTTCTCGCCGCCCCTCTGGATGATGAACGAGTGGATCGCGCTCGCCCGTCCGGGCCGCGCGACGGCGAATGCGGTCTCGAATCAGGCGCTCCCCGCGGGCACCGACTCGATCAACATCCCGAAGATCGCCACCGGAACGGCTACCGCCGTCCAGACGGCGGACAACGCGGCTGTGAACGAGACGGACCTCACCGACACGTCGGTGCAGGCGAACGTCAAGACCATCGCCGGCCAGCAGTCGATCGCGCTCCAGCTCATCGAGCAGAGCCCGGTCAACTTCGACCAGGTGGTCTTCCAGGATCTCGTGGCCGACTACAACCAGCGCCTTGACCTGCAGGTCATCAACGGCTCGGGCTCGTCCGGGCAGGTTCTCGGCATCCTCGGGACGTCCGGCATCAACACCGTGACCTACTCGGACACCACGCAGAATGCGGGCACGATGTACGCGGCGATCGCCAACGCGATCCAGCTCGTCCACACGACCCGCTACCAGCCGCCTACGGCGATCATCATGCACCCCCGCCGCTGGGGTGGCCTCCTCGCCGCCCGCGACGGTCAGGGCCGCCCGCTGTTCCTCCCGAACGTGCAGGGCCCGATGAACGCAGGCGGCATCCTCTCCGAGGTCGCCGCTCAGGGAGTGGTCGGCAACGTGCAGGGCCTCCCGGTCATCACGGACCCGAACATCCCAACGAACCTCGGCGCGGGCACGAACCAGGACACGATCCTGGTCCTGCGCGCCTCCGACTCGATCCTCTTCGAGGGCGGCGTCCGCACGCGGGCGCTCATGGAGGTCAAGGGGCAGAACCTCGAGGTTGTCCTGCAGGTCTACAACTACGTGGCGTTCACCGCGGGTCGCTACCCCGCTGGCATCACGCAGATCAGCGGCACCGGCCTCACCTCGCCGTCCTTCACCTGATAGGAGTCTGATGCACGCCGAGGCCCTGAACTGGCTCACGCAGCACGCGCAGGGCCTCGGCCGCATCGTCCTCCTCGTCGATGTGGGCGGCCGGAACATCAACGGCTCCGTCCGCCCACTCTTCGACGCCGAGCGGATCGTCGGCGTCGACCTCTATCCGGGCCCGGAAGTAGAAGTCGTCTGCGATGTCCGGGAATGGGAGCCCGACGCCCTCGCCGACGTCGTGGTGTGCGCCGAGGTTCTCGAGCACGCACCCGACGCGGCCGGGGTGGTGCGGGCCTGCCGCCGGCTGCTCAAGCCGGGCGGCCGGCTCCTCCTCACCGCCGCCGCCCCGCCGCGCGCCCCCCATTCGGGCCATGACGGGCTGGACGTGCGCGAGGGCGAGTACTACGGCAACGTCGAGCCCCTCGCGCTCGCCAAGTGGCTCTCCTGCTTCTCCCGCCACGAGATCACCTACGACCGCCACCACGGCGACGTCTATGCGGAGGCCATCGCTTGAAGATCATCCGCTCCTTCCCGAAGACGGTCCCGGCAGGACGCGCATACGTGCAGGACGACCTCCCGCGCTTCGAGATGGAGACCTACGACTACCGCGGCCTAGCGGACGCCTTCCCCGACGACCTGCTCCTCCTCGAGTGGGACATCGCGGTGGACAAGGATGCCGTCGAGAGGTTCCTCGCTCACTGCGAGTCCGAGCCCGACCGCGTCCGGGTGGCTCCCTACCGGCTGTGGGCGCCGACAGGCTCGAATGATCCGATCCTGAACGCCCCGTGGGCGCACCGCGCCTACCACTACCCGGAGATCAAGGCCACGTGCCGCTTCGTGGATGAGGGCGAGCCGACATGCCACCTCTTCGGCCTCGGCATGGTCTACCTGCCCCGCGACATCCTCCGGCACTACTCCGACGTCGCGCCGGGCCACTTCTCCGACGGCTCCTTCTCCGCGTGGCACTCCAACGTGGTCGAGTTCGAGACTCCGATCGCATGGGACGTGCGCCCAGTACACCTCCACTACCCGATCGAACGGATGGGCTGATGAGCGACGAACCAACACCCTACGTCCGCGCCCTCGCGGAGGAGTACTGGCGGTGCGTGCAGGCTGGAGCGGGCCACATCGTCATCAGCGTGGCCGAGGAGCTGACCCGCCACGGCTGGAACTTCGACGACGCGAAGGGCGGCCTCGTCCGCATCCAGGAGCGCGCCGTCGCGAAGCCCGCCTCCGAGACTCCCGAGCAGCCCGCGCCGAGGCGCAGGGCAGCCGCACCCAAGGAGTAGCCGATGGCCACGGATCTCGGCGACGTCATCCGGCTCACATACAACGACCTGATGCCGGACGGCGTGACCCTCGCGAACGCGACGACGGTCACGCTGACCATAACGCTCCCGGATGGGTCCACGGTCTCCCCGACCGTGACGAACCCGCCGACGACGACCGGCGTCTACATCTACGACTACCTGACCACGCAGTCAGGGCGCCACACCGCCCGATGGGTCGCCACCGGCACGAACCCCGGAGCGCAGTCGCAGAGCTTCAACGTCCTCGCGCTCGATCCGGGCTACATCGTCCCGCTCGACGACATCAAGGACCAGCTGGATCTCTCCGACACCCTCCCCTCAGAGGACGAGGAGCTGCGGAAGTATCTGGGCGCGGCGTCGGCCATCGTCGAGTCGCTGACGGGCCGCACGATCGTCCAGCGCAGCTTCACCGAGGAGCTGACCGTATCGCCCGTGGATCAGGCAGTGATCCTCTCACACATCCCCGTGGCCGCAGTCTCCTCGGTCGCGAAGGTCGATGACCCTGCGGGCGCGACTTGGACCGACTCTCAGGTTCACGTGGAGCCGAGCGGGCGCATGTTCGCCACGAACGGCAACCCTTCGCTGAGCGGCAACGTCACCGTCACCTACACGGCAGGCCAGACGGTCATCCCCGATACCTGCATCCTCGCCACCGCATTCATCGTCCAGCACCTCTGGCGAACGCACCGCGGCGCGGCCGGCGGCTTCATGCCGGGCATGGGCGGGACATCGGGCGATGACACCGTGACCGTCGCGGGCTTCTCCTACGCCGTGCCGCGCAAGGTGATCGAGATCCTCGGCGCACCGCTTCCGGGGATCGCCTGATGGTCTCCTCACGCATCCCCGCCGTCATCGACGCGCTGGTCACGACATGGAAGCGCGCGGGCCTGACCGTATGGGACGGCCCAGTGCCGACCGACGACTACCGCGCCGCCATCTTCGTCGGCTACGACGGCAGCGGCGAGACCAGCAACTTCCTCGCCGCCACCGGCAAGTCCGAATGGGGACCGATGGGCCAGCGCGCGCGCGACGAGGAGTTCTCGCTCGCCTGCGCCGCCGTCGCAATCGGCGACGGCACCACCTCAAAGTCCGCCCGCGACGCCGCGTTCGACCTGATCGACCAGGCTGACGCGGCGATCCGCGCACGCCCCGCAGACCCGTCCCTCGGGCTGCTCTCCGGGGTAGCCCCCTACCTCGTGGCCGTGATCCGCGTCGAGGACTTCTATCAGGAGCCCACCGAGAACGCGGGACCGCAGGCCCGAGTCACCTTCGCTGTCGACGTCAAGACCCGCATCTAAGGAGTGCCAGTGTCCGTCAAGGTCAAGAACATCTCGCCCTTCGGGCATCTGGACATCCCGCTCGTCGGCCGCGTGGTCGAGGCCGGCGAGGTCTTCGATGCCACCGAGGATCAGGCTTCGCAGCTCCTCGCGCAGCCCTTCCACTATGCCCCCGGCGACAAG